GCTGTTCCTGCTATATTATCCGGTTCAAAATTTCTGCCAAATCTCGCTGCAGCCGTTGTGCCAGAACTAAATGCACCTTTTGCTCCTCCGCCATACACAGAAGGAAATAATGTTTGTCTTATTACATCAAGTGTCGGCAACTTACCAGTCGGTGGCTTAACTTTTGGACTTTCAGTCTCTATCAAAGAGTAAAGTAAGCTTTTTTTAATATTACCTTTTGGCTTTAGACTTTCTGTTACTAATTGCGATGCTAAATTACCGGGTCCTACTCTACCAGGAACATTTGGCTTAGATTCAGATAATATATCAAGTGCAGCAAAATTGACAGCACTTTTACCACCCGGCACGCCAGGATCTTTAAATATATCTCCGTATAGCATCTTTAGCTTAGTGTCAGATTGCATTGCTATTCTTCTAGCATCAGCTTGAGCCGTAGTCATTCCACCATAAACTGGTGGTCTATCAACTTGATTACCGCTGCCGCCATTATTTCCTTTATTATTTTTACTACCGTCACCGTCACCGTCACCACCAGAACCAGGCATTATTGATGCAAATCCACCTACAGTAGCAATAGTACCGATGACTGCAGCAAGAGTGCCTTTATTTAATAATTTTGTCCACCATTTTCCTCTATTTGCTCTAGCATTTCTGCTATTATTTCTTGCAGCATCTGGTCCGCCAAGACGATTATTAGCTTGCCTTCTAGCTAATCTGTTTACAGCTTTAGTTAAGTTATTAGTAGCAGTACTTAAAGTGCTTATAGAACCTCTAAGAGTTTTGCCACCTATCATTTTGGTTCCAAGCAATGCAGCTTTGATTCCGACCATTGCGAGTTTAATTGCAGCAAATGCAGCTAAAGACTTTTCAAATATTCCTAGTTCACCAAACACGCTTTCAACATATGTTTCGAATTTGATATAAGTATCTGTCAGAAGTTTTATTCCTGAACTTAATATTTTAATAGGACCTTTTAGTAGAGGAAATTCAGTTTCGAATGAAGTTACAAAGTTAGAGACTGTATTTTTTATAGATGTAATAGCTTCTGAAAGCGAAGGAATATTTTTTAACCACTCAGTCATTTGTTTACCAAATAAAGCTGTGCCAAAAATATCTTTTGTTGCTTTATTGATAATGTCGAGTAAACTTATTCCTTGAAGACCTAACGCATTTTTAATCTCTTTCACTATAGAGCCAAGACCAACACCAGCTATAGATGCTAACGCTATTTTAGTAAACGCGCCACCACGCATAAATGTATCTAAAATACTAGATGCCATATTTTTTGTAGTGCTTAAAGGATTCTTTACAGCTTTCACAACTCCTGAACCTGTAATTCTAGAAGTAGAATTTTTTTCTCGGGTTTCTTTTCTATTTTTTTCTAAATTATCTAGACGAGTATTTTTTGCAGCAAATTCTGTACTTAATTTAAGCGACTTAATTTCGCTCTTAATTTCATTAAGAACTTCCGTATTATTTTTCTGGACTTCAACAGACTCAGTTGAGAGTTTGTTTTGTTCCTTTATCAGATTTACAGTATCGCTAATTGACATATCTTATCCTTGATTTTGTGTCTTTATTCTATCGTTTTCTTCCTGAATATGCTGTATCAATAATGTAAGATAAATTTCTCTTTCCCAAGGCATCATATTATCAAGTTCTGTTAATGAATATTTATGATCGTGCATTAATGTAAAATTTGTCTTATAATGACTTATTAAGTTATCATGAGAAAGAGCGATTAAAAAAAATCATCTAAGCCTTGTAGTACCACATCATTTTTATGTTGACACTCTTTACATTCAAAAGTAATTTCGTGCTTTAATTTAGGAATATCTTGTAACCAATCTCTAATTTTTTCAAACTGTTGTGAAGATAAAGATTCTAAAAATTCTTGAATTTCTTCTTCCGTTTCATCTTTAAGATCAAATCTACCATCTTCTGTTTCTAGAACATCCATACATTCTGAAATTAATTTAAATGTTCGTTCAATCTCAGTTTCTTCATTGCCATCATTAGCAACTTCCATAACTGCCGTAAAATTGGGATATTTCATATGAAGGTTAATATCCTCAGTAATTTGTATAGACTTTTCTAAAGTAGCTTTCGAAACTCCTACGTTAGATAAATCAATTTCATTATCATTATGCGATTCACACTTTTGACATTGAATTGTTATTGTAGTTCTTTCACCCACAGATTTCGATCTTAGGTTCAAAAACATATATTCGATATCATATGAAGTTAAAGACTTTCTATCAAATTCACCTTCAACGCATGCCATAATAGTATCGATAATAGCATTAACGGTAGCTTTTTGACTGCCGCTTTCCATAGCTATCATTAATATTTTTTCTTCTTTAACAAGATAAGGTCTAAATTTAACCTTTGTCTCTAAAGATGGAATTGTCATTTCATATTTTGGACTATCATTTAATTTAGGTAATGCCATTTATTCACTTCTCCAATCAGTGTATGATAATTGTATGGAAACTTCTACTAAGCCTCCTTGTTCGCTATTCATTTCAATAGAATTTAGTGTTGTAGGAAACGCTTTTTCTAAAACACATGTATATATTACCTTCTCTAACGCTCTATCTTTTGCTTTGCCATCAAACTGTATAGGACCTTTACGACCGCGGCGCGCAATCGCACTACGTTCCGCTTGCGGATTAAACTGGCCTGTCAGTGCAGCTAATTGATGTATTTTGACTTGTTTTCCATATCCTCCGGGACCACTTTTATACCCCAATTCATATGTCTGTTGATTTACTGCTAAATTTTGCCAAGCTTCAAAATATTTTTTAACGTTATAATCGTTTTGCACATAAAAAGAAAAGGTTATATCATCAACAGCAAACCCGTTTGCCATTTTTTCAATTCTTAATCCCATAGCTTTCTGTAAAGTTGTTACCTGTCTACCAGGTAAACTAACATTCTTACACATTATATTTAAATCAGAAACAGACATATAATTTCCAGGAACGCTTTGAGGTAATTCAACCATAAACTTATTAGGCCTTGCAAGTCCCTTAGATCCTGATGATATTTTAGCTTTAAAATTGTCTAATGAAGCCGGTGCTGTAAATTGGGTCATTTTTTAAAGCTTTCTCTAGATTGTTTATGAACATATGCTTGCGATTGCTTCTGGAAATCTGCTGTAGGTAAAAATGCAGCAATTTCCCACTCGGGCGCTGGAACTAACGCATAACGACTTCTGACTTGGTTTTTTAAATAATGTTTTAAGCAGGGTTTAAAATATTTTAATTTAGCTGAACCTTGCAATAACTCATACGACAAGTCAAATTTTGTTGTAGCATTAAATTTTTCATTATTTGTTATTTTAAGTAAAGAGTCTAAAAACTTTGCTCTCAATGTCATTGGTAGATAGTGTAAATTCAGTCCCATAAAACCACCTTTTGCTGGACCTATAACAATAGTCAAAGGAAAACTGTCGTAATATGGAAGTGTTTCTCTATGCTTTGGCTGATAAAAATACATATACATATTTCCAATGCCGTGTGTGTTTCTTAATTTTAAAGGTCTTTCTTGTAACAACTCAGACCGTTTCTTTGCTCTGCCCATAGCTTTCGCTTTACCTTGGAACCATTTTATAGATTCCTTAGTTCTGGGAGTTATTCCAGCCCGAAAAGCTTCAATCTCTAGTGTGTCGAAAATGCCTGCCATAAAATCTCTCTAATTACTTATCTTTATTTATATCAATTTTATAAACGTTTCATTTTAGGCAGAGGCTTCAATTTTTTTAGTTGCTTGGGCATTATTCCTAATGCAGTTAGTTCTTTCTCTGTCCATATTTGAAATTTCCAACCCCTATCTTTCGCAAAAGATTCAGCAGCTTTCCATTTATTCATATTTTTAACGTAAGACATGCCTTCATTGATATATCGCTTAGTTTTCTTACCCGAAAATTTTGGTGGCATAGTTTGAACTGCTGGCTTAATTTCAACTAAAGTAACGCCTTCTACAGTTTTTATTTTTAAATCCATAAAATATCTATGATATCTTTTATCTACATCATAGAAATATGGTATGACTACTTCCTCGCTAGACCATTCTAATATATGATCCATCTTATCGCACCAAGTAAATGCGTAAAGTTCCCAACCAGATCTATAAACGACATTATCAGCATCGCCTTTATATTTCTTTCGGTTTTTTATTTTATATTTGCCAGAGTGCGTTTTCATAATCTCATATAAATAATAGTAACTATTTTTATTTATATCGGAAATTAAAATGCAATCACATATCTTTCCCATAGAAGATCAAGACACTTACGCTGCAAGAATACAATTCTCAGTACACGAAGTAACTCCTCCTTCGGTTACAGATAGTGTGAAATTTTCCGCTAAAAATGCAGCCTCATCAACAGATAGCTTATCGGATGCAGATTTAAGTGGCACAGGAGATCCTGGATTAAACGCCGCTGTTGCTGCCGCAACACCTACCTTTGATCAACAAGCAAGATCGACTCAGGGAAAACTATTGACTCCTTTAACAATAAGTGCTACACCAAGAGAAAGATGTATTTTATACATGCCGCAAAGTATTCAAGTTCAAGATGGAGTTCAATATGATAATGTCGAACTGGGTGTTTTAGGAACTGCTATGAAAGATATGTTGAGTGCTGGAGCAACTGGATTGTCAGCGGGATCAAAAGCTATTGGTGCATCACTCACAAGCTTTTTAAAGGGTAATACAACAGCAACAGACCAATCAAGAGTTGCATTAACAAGACTTGCTAATTTTGGCGGAAGTGCAGTTTCTGGTGCAACTAGAATGGCATTACAAACAGCCCCTAATCCTAATGTCCGCGCTATATTTAAAGCAGTGAGTCTTAGAGAACCAGCATTTACATTTAAGTTGATTCCAAAAAGTAAAAGAGAGTCCGAAGAAATAATAAAAATTGTAGACTTTTTCAGAGAAAATATGTATCCAGAAGAAATAACAGATAATATTGCAGGCACGGATATACCTATTGGTTATAAATTTCCAGACTTATTCAGAGTTAAAATTTTATATAACAATAGAGAAAGACGCGAACCTGTGATGAAATATAAAGACATGTATCTTAAAAGTTTTTCAGCAAACTTTAATAGCAGTGGAATGGGATTTCATGAGGGTGGCGATTTTTCTGAAGTAGATATAACAGTGAATTTCATTGAATCAGAAACTTTAAGTCGAAACGATGTTAGAAATCAAAGAAATGAAAATAGACGTGGATTTATTCCATTCGCTAATCAAGGAATAACATAATGAGTTACTTTAGACCATTTCCTACAACATTATATAAATTTGGAAAAGAGACTCATGATACAGTCATTCAAAATATTAGCGCATATTCGGATATTTTAGATCACGTTAAAGAAAATAATGTGACTTATGAAAAATATGAAATATTAGAAGGAGAAAGACCCGACACTCTGTCTTTAAAATTGTATGGAAGTACAGAGTTTTATTGGACATTCTTTTTCATGAATGATCATATTAGAAAGAATGGATTTCCCATTTCTACTAATGAAGTAACGAAATGGACAAAAAAACAATTCAATGATACTGTTCTAGTAACAAGAGATTTATTTTTTGATAAGATGTTGAGCGGAGACACAGTAGTAGGACAAACTTCAGGTACAGTAGGTGTGATAGAGCAAAGGCAGCTTGATCTTGGTCAAATTGTAATTCAAGGAAAAAAATCATTCTCAACTACTGGAGAAGTTATACAAAAGCAAGGCGATCCCACACAGACTGTAACTATTCAACCCAGTGATGATAGATCAGAACATTTAGCTTTAAGACATTATGTAAATTCTGAAGGCAATCAAGTTGACGTTGATCCTACAGTAGGAGAACCAGGAATATATACAGAAGTAACAAACCTTCAACACTATATCAATTTGAATAATTCAAATAAAATTATAAAGATATTAAAAAGAGAAAGTGTTTCTCAAATACACACTCTTTACAAAAAATCATTATTGGCAGTCTAATGGAATCGAGAATAAAAGATCCAGTTAATGCTACGGATTATACGCTTGTTAGCTTGAAAGTATCAAGTGATAGAATGACTAATTCAAATAAAGAGATTGAATTAAAGGGAGTTTCAATTGAAATTAACATATTTGAACATTTGGAAAAGCCATACTTAACTGGAACAGTAGTTATATTAGATAATGCAGATTTAAATAGTACAGTGGGTTTTCTGGGTTGTGAAAAAATGACAGTGAAAATTGCCACAGATAATGATAGTCTTACTACAATTGAAAAAGTTTTTTATATAACAAATGTTGCTAATAGTATTCAGGCCAATACAAATAATAAAATTTTAGTACTTGATATTTTAGAAGATATAGCTTTTGTTTCAAGACAAAAAAGAATTTCTCAGTCATATGACGGAACACCGAATATGATTATTAAGAAAATGTTGAATGAGCATCTTAAAAGAAAATTGCGCGACATTACTATATCAATTCATACTGATGGACCTATGAGAGTTGTAGTGCCAAATATGACTCCGCTTCAAGCATTATCTTGGATTAAAGATCGTGCTATATCTGAAAATGGATTACCATTTTATCTTTTTTCAACTATCTGTGATGATGATATTAGATTTTTAGACTTAGAAAAAATTATGGAAAATCCTCCACTCAATCAAGATGCTATGCCATATACTTACAGTAGTGCGTATGGAAGTAATCTCAGCAAATTTAATAAATTCGTACAGTCTTTCATAATTCAAGGAGTTAAAGCGTCTAGCAAAGTTAATCAATTGCAATTTGCCCAAGAAGGATTATTATCTTCAACTTACGACTATTTTGATACTACTGTGGGATTCTCTAGTGAAGAAAAGCATAATATTGATGAATTTTATAATGAATTGAGAGAAAAAAATATTATAAAAGTAAATCAAAGTGAGGGTCTGATCGATAATACTTCTATAGTTGATGATAAAAAATCGCATGAATTTGATACAAAACACATATCTCAAATAATAACAGGCAACACATTTAGCGATGGTGTATTCAATTATTATGAATCCAAAGACCATTCATTTAAAGCTAAGAAAAAGTCAATAAATAGATTGATGCAAAAAGATGCTATTGATATTACTGTCGCTGGTAAAAATTTTCTAAGCAGCGACAAAAACGTTTCAATTGGTAATAATATTCTTTTAAAATTTATGAGTAGTATGGATCAATTAAACTTACAAAATACGACACCGGAAGAAGAATATATTGATCATAAGAAAAGTGGAAATTATATGATATATGCTGCAAGACATATTTTTTCAGGAAATAGCTATAACACTGTTCTGTCCTGTACTAAAATATCAGAAAAGGTAGCTAATTCATGAGTATTTCTGGAGAATATTATGGAGATAATTTTAGATGGTTCTTCGGTGTTGTTGAAAATAACAATGATCCATTGAAATTGGGTCGCGTTCAAGTTAGAATTCATGGATTACATTCTCAAGACTTGACTGATATTCCTTTGAGTAGTTTGCCTTGGGCACAAGTTGTACTTCCTTCAACAGAAGGTGGTATATCTGGTATTGGTAGAATGGGCAAAATATTGCCTGGAGCACAGGTATTTGGATTTTTTATGGATTCTAAAAATTCTCAATTGCCTATGGTAATAGGATCATTTCACACAACAGAGAGAAGTTTACCTAATACATATAAATCAAATGGAAATACAAGTAGTAAAGCCTTAGATAATGGAGAAGATGGTTCATCTTATACAAGATTAGCTGGACATCCTTCAGGTAGTACAATTACTTATAACGGTAGCGAATTAACAGGTTCAACTACTGGAGAACAATGCTATAATTTTTATCTTGCTAATGGATTTACTCCTAATCAAAGTGCAGGAATTTGTGGCAACTTTGCTGCAGAATCTAATTTAAAACCAGATGTTTTAAACCCGAATGATCTAGGAAAACCTGCATTTGGATTAGCTCAATGGAGAGGTGACAGACGAGCAGGTCTAAAAGATTTTTCTTCAGATCATGGTCTAAGCTATAGAACATTAGAAGCACAGCTTCTTTGGTCTATGCACGAATTTAGAAATGCAGAAAAACGCGCATACGGTAAAATAATTGCAGCGAAAACTTTGAAAGAAGCCACATACGCTGTAGAAAAATATTATGAAAGACCTCAACCGGGAACATTTAGTAAGAGGTATAATTTTGCTAGGCAAGTATTAGAGAGGTATTCGCAATGAGTTTGAAAGACACTATAGGCTTTGAAGAAATGCAGGGAATGATTCGTGATGCTTCAAATCTTTCTAATATATCAGGATTTAAAGATTTAGCTAAATCTAAAGCCAAAGAAGCTTTAGATGTTAAGTTAAGTTCTTTGGGAAAAAATGTTGGAGAAACTTTAAGTGGAATTCAATCACTAACTTCTGAATATGATGGAGGAGATATAGCGACAAAAGTTAGCACCGGAATTGCAAAAATTACAGGAAGCGTTCCAGGTTTTGAAGATTTGCTAAAAGAAAAAATTACAAAGAAAAATACTATTTCAGCAATAACTGGTATAGCTTCAAGTGCTATAGACGAAGTATCCGAATTATCTGAAATTATATCTTCAGCATCTCCCAAATCTATAGCGTCTAATCTTCAAAGTATTACAGGTAAGGTGCCCACTGTAAAAACTCTAATGAGTTTAGGTGTTGATGCGAGTGCTTTCGAATCTATAAAAGGTTTAGTCGAAGATGTGAATGAAGTTAAAGATAAAGTTAGTAAGATAGAGAACGAATTTCAAGACGTATTGGACAATTTTTCTAGTAATACAGAAAATATCTTGGGTCCTTTTAAGGGAGGAACATTAGATAGAGTGATAGCAAATACAAATAATGTTATTTTGAATGAGGTCAACTCTATATCTAAAGGTATTTTAAAACCTCTTGACCAATTTAATGCTGTTCAATCCGTAATTAATGGTGATAAATCTGCTGTTGCAAATTTAGTGATGGGTAAAATATTAGAAAGAACTCCAAATATTCCTAATATAGCAGATATTGAGGCGCAAATATTTAAATTAGATCCTTCAATTGCTAATATGATAAGACCAGAAATTTCGTCTATAGATTTTGGAAATAGAACAACTCCAGTTGTAAATAATTCCTCACAAGAAAGTAAATGGAAGGGTGCCGATACTGACATTTGGAATTATACATTCACTTTCGTTAATTCATATGAAGAATTAGTGTCCGATATAAGATCATCCATAAGACCTATCACAGAGATTGTTGTTCATTGGACTGGAAACTATGTAGACCAAGGTAATATTGGTGCTAAAGAAATACATAACTGGCACACACAAGATGGATTTACGGGTTGTGGATATCATTATATTATTAAAAGAAATGGCGATTTGCAAAGGGGTAGACCTTTAAATAAAGTTGGTGCTCACGCAGAAGTCAATGGACATGACGAAAATAGTATAGGTATAGCTTTAGTTGGTGGATTTAACTGCGCTTCGGGAACTAGAAATCCTAATAAGTATTTAAGTGCAGAGTCAATTAGGCAAGAACAATGGAAAACACTAAAAGAGTTTATAAGAGCATTTTATTCAGTTCATCCAGGAGGTCAAGTTTGGGGACACAGAGATACCGATCCAGATCAAATTGATCCTGGAATTGATATGAGAGATTACATAGAGAAAAATTTTAAAAGAAAAAACACTAAATCATCAGGAACAAAACCGCCACTATTATCAAAAGGATCTACTTCAACTTCTCCTGCTGAGACTACAATTGAAAAAAATAATAAAGCACTTTCTGGTGGAGAATATGTTCTTAGTAAATTTTCAGCTAAACATTTCGGATTTCCCACATATGCAAAATTGCCAGAATTTGATATGATAAGTGTAATGGATGATGCTAAAGCCGGCAAATATAATCCAGGCACTAAATTTGTTGTTCACTCACCATTAGATCATAATTTTTCAGAAACAGAGGTATATCAAATTTGGGAAGCTGTAACTAATCAAGGATTTGATGAAAGACAATTTTCAGTAGTTAATATTTCAGATCCAGATGATGTAGCTAGATTTAACAATTTAGCTAAAAGAAGTTCATTTGCTGGTTATCGATGGATAAAAGGATAAATTATGACAACTAAAGCAGACGATTTAAGTAATAGAAAAAATAACTTAGGATCTTCTTTTACTGAAAAGGAGGGTCTAAGTCAAACTGGATTTTCGGATCCAAATTTACTTTTTCCTAAACCAGAATATGTTAATCAATCTGGTGTTAATAAAGCCAGCAGAGGAGAAAATGTAAATAATCTCAACGTAAAGGCATGTATACCGGGAACAGAATTAGGTTATCTTACTCTAGATACATATGAATACACACAAGTTCAAGTTGATGAATCTTCATCGGGACATGTTATTGAGATAAACGATACTCCTTCAGGCGAAAGAATTTTAATAAAACATAATTGTGGTGCAGGAATTGATATTCAACCTGATGGTACAATTCTGATTAATAGTACTGGTAATAGAGTTGAAGTTGTGTCTGGAAATCATAATTTAGCTGTTGAAGCAGATGGAAATATTCTATATAACGGAAATCTAAACATGACAGTTACTGGTGATTACACTCTAGATGTGAAGGGTGACTATCATGTAAAAGTTGGCGGTAATAATATATTAAAAGTTATAGGATCATATAGAAAGAATATAGTTAGACATATGACAGAGGTAATTCAACAAACTAAATCCTCTACAGTTTTAATGCAATCAACAAATACTCTTTTGGGAGATGTTACTAATACAATTAAGGGTACATTTAGAAATTTAATAAAAGGAAAAGCTGAATACTTTCATAGTGGAATTACGAAATTTACCTCCGAATCTGGTATTGATTTGGCATCTGTTAATGTTAATATGGCCGCAGATAATATGACTTGTATTGGAACAGAGGGCACTATGGGCGGCAAAGGCATGATTTCTTATACAAAAAATCTATACGTCCAAGAAAATATTGATACTAAAACGATGAAAGCTAGTAATGATATTAAAGCGAATGTGGTCCATGCTGATCTTGATGGTTTAGCTGCGACAGCGGAGCTTGCTGGTTGGTCAGCTAACGCAGGTCGTGCACCTGTTCCAGCACCAGGAGGTCCATCAAGCATTTCTACAGAATTTACAAGAGATACTACCGAGACAGGTTTACCTGATGCTGAATATATGGAACAACATTTACGAAAATCGCAAGTTGGTTATAGAAAAGTAAATATAGATGAAGATCAAGGTATTAAAGACTCAGTAGATCAGACAACCAATAATGGAGGGGTATCTGATAGGGAACTTAATATTCAAGAGGTTAGATCGAAACTAAAAAATAAAAGTAATAAAGATAATTCTAAATTCATTTTAAATCAAACTGCTACAGGAGTTTTATCTTCAGATCATAGTACAAAAACTCCTCCTAATATTGGAAGAGTTAGAGGAAGCAACTTCACTACTGCCACAGGATCTAAGCCAATAGGAAGCAATAAAGGTAAGACTACAAGCAAAAGATTTGTACCTTCTGAATCGGCATCAAAAAATAGAAGAATTACGTTATTAGTTGAACCAAAATATGACGTAAATAAACTTGATGACGTATCATTAAAAACTAAATTAAATGAAAAAATATCAATTTCAAAGTTTGTGGCTAGTTTAGGAGATCCTATAACACTTCAGCATATTGATACTGCTGAAAATAGAAAACAAATTGCTAGAAATCTAATGCCACATGTTTTTGCATTAGAAATATTTCACACTTTAGAAGATTTTTCGGGGTATTCTCTTGTTGTTGCTGAAGGATTATACAAAAAAGGAGAAAAAGAAACTATAACTCCTGATAGTTTAACTGACTTGAAAACTAAAGGTCGTGCTATTGCATATGAATTGTATAATTCAAAAACTGGTAAAATCGATTTAGAGAAAACTTTCGACTTAGCGACATATTTAAAAGACAATATCCATTACGACAAATTAATTCTTTATTATGATACTTATGATGAAAAGAATGATATGCCCAACGCACAGATAGTTGTTACAACTCCAGAAATTCCTGAAGATTATGCTTCTATTTTTGATATGAAAATTAGTTCTGTATATAATAATGAACCTTTAAGCGAAAATGATCTGATTGAAGTTCCAGATTCAGAAGATGAACCCGAAGAAAAATATGATGCTGACGATGTAGCGCCAGACGATACATCGGGAAGTTTTGCATCTGAAGCTGCTCCTGAGCCAGAACCTGAACCAGAACCTGAACCAGAACCTGAGCCGCTTACTATGGAAGAAAGAAAACAGATACAAGAGGATCAGTATCTGGCAAGACCTTATGGATCAAAAGAAGTTGCTGAAGGGGGAATAAAAAGAACACTAAATGGAAAACTGTTTCCAAATAGAGTATATAGTGTAGTTCCTGATGGTGATCTTTGGAAAATAATTAGAGTTAGCTAAAATTCATATAAATATAATTAAGAATAAAAAAGAGACAATAGATGGCAAATAAAGCTTTAGCATTAGAAGATAAAGACTTGGGAATTTTACCTCAATTAACCTTGAGAACGAGTTCTTATAAAGATATAGACTTGTCTTTTTCTGTGCATAGTAGGGCAACATCCTCTAATCCTTTAGATATTTTTAAAAAAACAGATGCAGACTCAGTTAAACAAGCAATCAAAAACATACTACTCACAAATCATTATGAAAAACCTTTTAATCCATTTTTTGGAGGAAATGTAACAAGACTCTTTTTCGAATTAGCCGACGATATTACAGAGACAGAGGTAGAGGAAGCTATTAGGCAAACAATAGGTAATTTTGAGTCTAGAGTAGAAATTTTAAACATTCTCGCAAAAATAAATCCAGATTCAAATTCATGCAATGTCAGAATAGTCTTTAGAGTTATAGGAAGTGACGCTGAGACAATTTTAGACACAGACATTTCAAGGTTAAGATAAATGGCAACAAATATTACATCAACTCAACTAGACTTTGACAATATAAAAACGTCACTTAAAAGGTATTTTGCTCAACAGTCCGAATTTAGCGATTATGATTTTGAAGCATCAGGTCTTAACAATATATTAGATGTTTTAGCATATAATACGCACTTTAATGGCCTAGTCGCAAATTTTGCTACGAATGAATCGTTTTTAAATACTGCTCAATTAAGATCATCTGTTGTATCACACGCTGAAGCTTTGGGCTATAGACCAAGATCAAAAATGTCTGCTAATTCTACATTAGAAGTTAGTATAAATTTATCTGGCGTATCTGTTCCTTTAAGACCCGCATCAATCACTCTACCCATAGGCACTACATTTACAGCATCTAATGAAAATGGATCATACACATTCAGAACAAAAATATCTTACAATTCTACAGATGATGGAAATGGAATATATACTTTTTTTGATGATAATGCAGAAGCTAAAGTTTTAGTGTATGAGGGAATTGAAAAAACTAAGACGTTTTTTGTTGACTCACTAAGCGAAAATCAAGTATATGTTATTCCTGATAAAACAATTGATACTGCTATTATGAAAGTTTCTGTTTTTAATTCTCCTACAAGTTCAACATTTGAAACATATACATTCTTAGAAGATGCTATAAAAGTAGACGCGACAACAACATATTTTGATATTAAAGAAGCACCTAATGGCTATTACGAACTAAATTTTGGTGATGGAAAAAGTTTCGGCAAATCACCTAAAGTAGGAAGTAAAATTGTAGTTACATATAATTCTACATCGGCCCAAGCAGGAAATCTTTGTAGTGGATTTAGTGCTGTGGCAGATTTACAAGTTAACGGAGTAGACAGACCTATTTTAATAGGAAGCCAAGTTTCATCTTATGGTGGATCAGATGTAGAAACTATAGAGTCTGTTAGAAAACTTGCTCCTATTCAATTTTCTGCTCAACAAAGATTAGTGACGGCTATCGATTATAAAGGTATGATCGAAAGTAAATTTCCAGTCGTAGAAGATGTTACTGTATGGGGCGGTGAAGATAATTTTCCTATAGATTATGGTAAAGTTTATATTTCGTTAAAATTTCCAACAGGCACATCAAATCTAATTCAACAACAGACTAAAAATAAAATAAAAACTCATTTTACAGACAGTTTAGCTATTATGTCCATAGACAACGTGTTTGTTGAACCTGAAATGTCTTTCTTAGAGTTACAGACAAATTTTTATTACAATAATAGTTTAACGTCAAAAACACAGTCTACATTAGAAAGTTCTGTGAAGATAGCAATTTCAAATCATTTCACCTCAAACTACGGAAAATTTGAAAAGAAATTTAGAAGATCACCACTGCTGACTGAGATAGACGATTTAGACAAATCTATATTAGCTTCTAGAATGGATATAAAAGTACAGCAAAGATTTAATCCTGCTTTAGGACAAAACTTGGCTTATGATATAAACTTTCCTGTTGCTTTATCAAGTACAAATACTTCGGATTATATAATTTCTTCGTCTATGTTTATTTTTAACGGCGAAAACTGTATCTTTAGAAATAAGTTAGGTAAAAATACGATAGAAATATTTGAGCCTAATACTGGAAAAGTTGTATCTGGAAACATAGGAGAATATGATTTTCTTACCGGTTCACTTAGTCTTACTACATTTTTTCCTACAGCGATAGTAGGAGGTTTGCCCTACATAAAAGTTTCAGCTACTCCATTAGATCAAGGAGTTCTTAGTCCTCTTAGAAATTTCATTTTCACTTTAGATGAATCAGAAAATAAAGCTTTCGGAAATGTAGAAACAAATGAAATTAAAATAGTGTTATAACTATGACAAAAGATATAAAAGATACTACGTTAGATATAACTATTAGACAAGACTTGATTTCTCAAGTTTTGCCTGAGTATTTTACTACGGATTATCCAAATCTAATAACTTTTCTTGAAACATATTATGATTATATGGATTCATCCGGAGAGTTTGGAGAATGTTTAAAAGATTTGTATGATATAAGAGATATTGGTTCAACTAAACTTCAATACATAGATAACATGTTTGAAGAATTTGCATTGGGATTAGGACAAGATTTCTTTGTTGAACCTAGAGAAATTTTAAGAAACTTTGCAAAATTTTTCAGAGTAAAAGGTTCGCTGTTTTCAGCCGAAGGATTTTTTAGATCATTTTATAACGACACGGATGTTGAGATAGAATATCCTAAAAAAGATATATTTCTATTGGGAGATAGTTCTTCATTCATAGGGCCCAAATCACAAAAAATTATTCAAGACGGTGGTGTGTATCAAATACTATCCATTTTAATTAAATCAAAAACTAATTTAAATTCATATCAAGATTTATATAAGAAATTCGTTCATCCTTCAGGATTTCATCTTGCGGCGGAAATGCAAATAGATAATAATCAGATTATAACTATAGCTTCATCTACTCCACAAGAATATATTGATCCCGATTTAGATTTAGATAGTGTAGAGTTAAGTTTTAAATCTCAAGCAACTTCTTTAAATTGTCATTCTATAGCAGCTATTAACAGTACGGCAATTCTAGACCTTAGCGATAGTGCATTTGACAGTAATAGTTTACTTCAGATAGGAGAAGATTCCAATGCATTCACGCTTGAATGGGGAGGAATATCGAATAATGCTTATGTTGTAAGAGTCAATAATAAAGATTTGGCACATACGAAATCATTTATAGATAGTGATTATTATGCATTATCAGATCAATGGGGATATGGTATTGATAGTATAAATTTAAATACAACAACGGTAAACGAATTTGCGTTTAATTCTGCTCCAGCAATTTATGAATGGCAAACAGGATCAACTTACGACTCAGGTAGACATAGAACTATTTTAGAGTTTACAGCATGTGAGGGTGATAGTGGCGCTAATAAGTTTATAAATAGTATTGGAAAAGACGTATATACACTAACAAAAACAACATTAAGTGATATAAACGGCAAAACATTAAGAGAATTAGATAACGCTTTAATCTAAGTAGGAAATGATATGGCATCAATTGTAACAGAAAATCTAAAACAGAATTTAATTCAACCTGTAATAGATGATATAAGAACTGGAACAAGTCCAGCATTTTACTTAGGAATTGGTAAATCTAATGCCTGGGCAAATGCTAGTGACTCTGCTCCTAGTCCACTTAATAACGTACTAGAAGAAAACAATTTTAGAAGAAATTTGCAGTCAGTAATAAAAATTAATACTGCTTCATTTGTTGTTAAAAGATATAATTGGTCAACAAATACAGTATATACTCAGTACGATGACACAAAATTGTTAAGTGATTATCCTGAATCTGAACCTTTTTATGTTATGAATTTAAATCAGTCTGTTTATATGTGCTTACAGACAGGAAGAAATGCTGCCGGAGATATTGTGGCATCAACAGTTGAACCAACATCGGAGAACGTTGATCCTTTCGGAACATCTGATGGTTATATTTGGAAATACTTATATACAGTTTCAGCACTTGATGCTAATTTTTATATGACACAAAATTTTATTCCCGTAGGTAAAATAAACAGCGTAGATTCAAATTCGACTGGTACTGAAAACAAACAATTTCAAGTCCAACAAAACGCTCAAGATCAAATGATAACGTCCTTTGTTGTTATGGATAGCGGATCAAGCTACTCAGCTAATTGTAAAATAAATGTAAATGGTGTGTATGATCCTTTTATCAACGTGACCGTAAATGCAGGAAAAATATCTAAAGTTGAGTATCATCCAGATTCTTCTACATTTCATTACAGAAGTAATCTTGATGGTGCAGTTTTACAGACTAACGATTCAACTGGCAGCGGAGCAATTATTAGACCTATATTTTCTACTGGTCAAGGTGTTGGTGCAAATGCGATTAATGATCTTAAATCTGAGTCTATTCTAATAAACTCTAAAATTATAGGAAATCAGTCAGATTTTATTACATCTCAAGATTTTAGACAGATTGGAATAATTAAAGGTTTAAGAGATTCTTCAAATGGAACATTTTGGACACAGAACACAGGGCAATGTTTATACTCTATGACTTTAGATAGTATTGGTTCTTCTTTCACTAAAGATGGTGAAATATTAGGAGCAACTTCTGGAGCAAAGGCTTGGGTAGATAATGTTGATGGATCAACGATACATTATCATCAATACGATTCAACAGGATTTTTAAATTTTGTTGCCGGAGAAGTTATTAACGAAGTGGGTTCTACCGGATCAGGCAAAATTGCATCTGGGTCCGCAAAAATTTTACCAGAAGTGAGTCCTAGAACTGGCGAAATACTGTATATAGATAATAAGTCTGCCATTGTTAGAACAGTGGGTCAGACAGAAGATATAAAAATTGTCATAAAATTAGATAATTGCAGTTGATAGGAAAACAAGCTAATGGTTAAAACTTTTACCAAAGACATACTTGCATCAAAATATAGAGATGATTTTGATGAGGATAAAGGCTATCAAAGAGTTATTTTTAACAATAGCCGTGCATTACAAGCAAGAGAATTAACACAACTTCAGACAATTATTCAAGAAAGCTTGGGTAGATTTGGTAGAAATATCTTCAAAGAAGGAGCAGCTATTTCTGAAGGAGGTCTTTCTATAAATCGAAGATTTAGATTTATTAAGTTAAATACCTCAACATATAATTTGCCCGATGACCCAGATTCTTTAGTGGGCACATCTTTTATTGCACAAACTTCTGGTGTTACAGTCAAGGTCGTACAAGTATTAGAGGCAAGTGGATCAGATCCTGCAACTATTTACGTTAATTATACTAACACTGTTGCAGCAACTTCAACATCTACAACGATTAGTGTTACTCCAGGAGAAGAACTAGTACAAGTCGAAGGTTCTCAAAGGTTAGTTGTTCAAGAATTGAATACAAATTCAAACCCGGCTTTTGGCTTTGGAACAAAAATATCTGCGGGAGAAGCAGACTTCTTTACGTCTGGATTTTTCATTCATACTCCCATGCAGGAATTAATTCTATCGAAATATTCCAATTCAGTAAATAAAGTTGTAGGATTCAGAGTAAGCCAAGATATTATTACAGCAGATGACGATAATACACTTTATGACAATCAAGGAAGTCTGCCAAATTTTACTGCTCCTGGAGCAGACAGATATAGAATTAGATTAACATTAACTACACAAGACCAAATAACTGCCGGACAAACATTTTGTTACTTTGCACAGGTAACAGATTCTCAAATAACAGATAAAGTATCAGGATTAGATCAATACAACCTTGTGAACGATTTAATGGCTACACGGACAAATGATGAGTCTGGAGATTATACAGTTACACCATTTTTCATAAGATTCGAGGATAGCGCATAATGTCAACGATTAAACTAAGAATATCTCCTGGTAAAGCATATGTTAATGGGTATAAAATCACAAAAAACATTCCTACTTTTTTATCGGTAAATAAATCGACAACTACAAAAGAGATGACTAATGATACGCTAGGTGCATCTTATGGGCAGTATATATTGTTGTCAAGTATAGTAGGTCTTCCAGACATAAACTCTATTCCTGAACTTCAAATTAATAATGGAACAGCATTATCAGGGTCTGCCGTAGGAACATGTAGAGTTAGGGCAGTTGAATCATACGTTGATGGTTCGAATACTTATTATAAGCTATACATTATTGATATTACTATGAATGCTAATAAAGCTTTCGATATTGAAACTATTAGTGTTGGTCCAAATAACCAAGCTTGGTATGGAAATATTCTTAGGGAAAATAATAGAACTATTTTACATAATTCAAACGCAAAAGGACTAATTTTTCCTCTGCCTAGACGAAGGGCAAAAACTGTTACTAATCTTTCCATATACAGACAGAAAAAATATACTGCTGATTTAGCGCCCGGTGCAACAACAGCTACTATTACCGCAGATACTGGAGAGGTTTTTGTCAACGGCTCAAAATGGATCGTATGTAAGGCAAATTCTGCACCTGAAACTGTGACCGTATCTGGTATTAATACATCTTCAGCATCAATTTCAGGAGTTGCTCAAAATGGAGGAGTATCTAATGAAGCTGTAGATGTTATTGCGTACACGTATAAAGCGAGTGCTAATCTTGCTCCTAAATCTTTGCAAAATGGAACTAGAAGTTATAGTGTTAGTTGGACTGCAGGCGCACAAGACGTTGAAGTTGATATGTTAGAAGTTGATGTTGTCAATATCAAGTCCATTAAATATAATGATATTAATGGAGATGTAATTACAGATAAATTCATTTTAGATAATGGAGCAAGAGATGCTTTCTATGAAACAAGTAAGTTAAGATTAAAAAATAATACCATTCTAGACTATCTTGTAATTTATGTTGAATTTGAATATTTTGAACATGGTCAAGGTGATTATTTTGCGCCAAATTCTTATAGTGGAGCAGGCTTTCAATACTCTGATATTCCTAACCATATAATGGATAACGGGTCTGTCATTGACTTAAAAGACTGTATTGATTTAAGACCCACTAAGGGCACAACAGGCAACTTTTCTACAGGTTCTGCTGTTGTCATGTCAATTCCTGAAAACGGTTCTATAATTACATTTGATGCCGAATATTATTTACCTAGATATGATAAATTAGTAGTACAAGAGGATGGTTCTTTTAAATATCTTGAGGGTACTCCAGCTTTCTTACCAGAATTTCCAGATACGCCCACAACAGCAATGGAACTTTATAGACTTAGATTAAATCCCGCAACATTAAATAGTAGTGACCTATCATTTTCAATGATTGAAAACAAACGTTATACTATGCGCGACATTGGAAAAATGGAAAAAAGATTAGACGATGTTGAGGAAGCAGTATCTTTATCTTTGCTAGAAGTTGATACGCGAAATATAGAAGTTTTAGATGAT